CAGTGTCCTGCCATTTTTTTCTACCTAACTCTTCACCCCACCTAGCAATCATATTTTCTTCCGACTGCCTGGATTTATTCACATGATTATTAAATCTAGTTAAACCATCTAGTGGATATCTCCACACAAACCACTCCTTGGTTAGTCGTGTATACGGGTGAGTGGCGTAAGTTTGTGCTCGTATAGCCAATCGCCGTTGGGTAGCCTCAAATTTCTCAACCCCTCGATCGTTACCATATTTATCGATGTAGTCTTGTACCGTCATTACCATATCCGTGCTCCTAATTAAAAGAGTATTTATACACGGATACTAATTATAGGTAGCACGTTAGGGTCATAATTATTTGCAGTATACTTTAATCAGTTGAGTTATCAGTATGGAGGTCAGGATTCAGATCTTCTTCAATTTCTTCGTGGTCGGACCACTCAACGTTCGGTTGTTTTGTGCCGAATATTCTATCCCAACCTGTTCGATATGAGTCTGATGCTTTCTTGGAAATCAGTGCGTCACCAGTGATGTCATTGCGGGCTGTGGTCATGATAATTTTTGACGGGCGATGGCCAGAAATTCTGAGCGGACACTCGAGTCGGTTACAAATTTTCCACTCATCGCACACGTTGTTGTATCCGAAGCTGTATCTTTTGCTCCCCGTGTTGACATACACAAATGTGCCATGGATGCAAACACAGCGACACTGTCGGATTTTGTGACAAACTTGACAGCTTCCAAAATTTGATGTGTGAGACGTTCCTGTACCTGTGGGCGGGCGGCGAAAAAGTTCGCAATTCGACTCAACTTTGACAACCCAAGCACTTTATCCGCTGGAATGTAAGCGATCACAATTGAAGGTTGGTTCAAGCCACCCGCAGGAATTATGGACAAAAGGTGATGTTCACACTGAGAAGCCGCAGAAACTGCGACTGCAACAAATTCATCTGGTGCTGACATCTTATTGTCTACGGTCGTGCACTTTGGGAAGTTGTTGTAATCAAGCCCCCACATCATATCATCTACCCACATCTTAGCAACCCGCATCGGAGTCTCTGTTAAGCTATCATCCGTCAGGTCTAAACCAAGCACTTCTAACATTGCTTTGGTACTCGCTTCAATAGCGGCTAATTTTTCCGCTCTGGAAGCGTTCACCTTATCTGTAGTCGGTGTCTCGAGACCGAGAGATTTCAAGTGGGTGTGTACTTGACTTCCAAGTAATTTATCTGTGCTTGCCATGGTTATATCCTATAATAGTTTTGTTAAATCAATTGAATGCCAGAAACCTCTGTGAGGTACTGCTTCTCAAAATCGGGGTGTGGAGTACTTACAACAACAACGTGCTTGCGATCCAATTCAAAATCTTCTTTGTCATTGTTACTCATCAGTACGGGAATGAGTGCCATGCCGACCCCGCCTCCTTGTTGAGGCATGATGTGGAGTTTGCGGACTTTTGTCAGCGACAAGACTGTATTGGAGTCGAGTGTCTCTTGTTGCTGAGCAATCCATTCAGCGCCGTTAGTTAGTAGAATTGATACTGTTTTCATGTGCTTTCTTTTGTTTTAGTAGGTATCTTAAAATTGTATCGTATTGAAACTTGTTACTAGGATCAAATTTGATATATTTGATATTTTGAGATATAAGATGAGTTGTGATCAACTCATCGATCACCTTCGCTTGATCTACATCTTCATTTCTGCCTAGATGACTGTATGGTAGTGAACCACGATCGATGAATAGGTTTACATTATTGTAGCTCTTGTACACTTTGTTCACAAGAGCGCTATACTCATCGAATGGGCAATATTTGTCGTATGGGCGTTGGGACGCATACACAACTGGCAAGTTGATTGGAGAATCACATACTGCAATCTCACACTTACCTACAACTGATCGCAATAGTCGATGTTGTTGAGCAAAGCAATAATCAGGCTGATCAAATACATCTGTGTGTCCCCACCAAGCAGCGTCCTTGACAAATTCGTACACATACTCAGTCGTTAATCCAGCTAATTTCAAATCATACGTCAGGCGTAGTGCTGTAGTTGATTTGCCAGCGCCAGGGCCAGCATACAGGTTAACGACTATTGTCATGTTGTGGTGGGAGTAGTACTAACAGAATCTGTATATTGTCGAATACTCTTGAACAGTGGAGACTCAGGAGCTGTGGTGTACCAAGACACAGCATTACTAACCGTATTCGCGACCCACGCTTCGTGGACTTGTTTGAATTCTCCCGTAGATCTTTCCCGTGTCAGATACTTCTCAATATCTGCGTGCGTTATAATGGTGCTCATTTGATTTGTCCTAATAGTGTATACCGTTGATATGCAGCACAGTATAGTATGTTACATGAAATGATGTCAACATGCTTGTGTGCTTGTTCAACCAAATCAAATATTGAATTGCAACAATTGACGTGCCCTTCACAGTCGAATAGATTATTGCTCTGCAGCAATATAGTCTGCCCTCGTTGAAGCATACTCAACCACATCGGAAGATCAGGTATGTGTTCGCAACTTGTGTTTATTACTACACCGTAATCACCGTACAACTGGAAGTCGTACATATCAACAGTAACAGCAGTAAAACGATTTGGATCACGGATGTACGCGTCTGCGATCGGTGCTACAGTTGGGTCTATATCCAATGAAGTAATGTGTAAGTTTTGTTTCTTACTCAACAACAATTTGCTTAGTGTACCATACCACCCACCAACCACCAGAGCTGTGTCGTGGTCGAGACCTGTGTTGTATAGCATATCGCAAGCTAATATCTTACTCGCAAGTTGTCCCTCTGATAGTGCGTCTCTGACGGCATCAGCTTGCACTCGCATTGGTTGGTGGTATAGTTCGCTAACAAGGTCACTGGTTAGGGCAGCAGGAATGTGGTTATCGCTCAATATATCCCAAGAGTAAGAAGTTGTGAGGTGTAGTACTAGATCAGTGTGTGATGTATTCATTGGGTGATTGTGATGTCCATTGGTCTCTCAACCATGTGAAATTATTAATGAGTGTTGGATCTATATTCTGATCATACCACGTTTGTGCAGCACAAACCCCAGCGTTATATTCCAATTGATATTCAGTATTCGGATCATCCGTACGCCAGAGGCTAAGCCTCGCTATCACATCAGCATATTCTGTGTTGGTCGATAACTCAGCTAGTGATAGGGTAGTTTCGTAGTGGTGTTGAGCGGTTGCTAGTTTAAACACCTCCCGAGCTGTTGCTCTGAATGTGTGGAATGGAGTTTGGTCAAAATGAGTTATACTTGCGGGTGGAGTGTTCATGCATTTTATGCCGAGTCCTCGCGTCGAGCAGAAATCAATCCATGTGGGTGGTTTGTCTACGGTCATCAACTGAGTGTTGAATAATTTTATACCACCGTAACCATACGTGCTACCGTTCACAATATTTTTTGTTGGCCATATGTGGGTATATCCCTGATCCCAAGGTTGGACCTCAGTGTCAAACTTAAACGTACTCAATGGTTCATTATCACCATCAATTACATAAAACATCTCAGTGCTAGCAAGCTTGGCGGCTTCGTAATGTGCCGCTGCTATACCAACCACACCGTGGACGCGTTTTACATATGGGAAGTCTTCCTGGAGTTTTGCATATGTTGAATCAGCGGTTGGTTCATCATAACTAATTAGTACAATATCAAACATATAAGCGAGTTCTATAGGCTTATAGCCTACATTCAAAACAAGGAAAAGTTGCAACAGGTGTTAATCACCGTACAACTTTTCCTTGTTGGGGGGAAGCTTTAGTTCAATAGGTCAGGCGATACCAACAGATGAACTTGCTGGGTATGCTACAGGCGGATTATTGTAGCACAGTGCTCCAACTCGTGTGAGTGATATTCCACTTGTGAACGAGCCTGTTACTGTAGCTGAGTCGTTGAATGATATGGTTAAAGTTAATACATTTCCTGTTGTATTAACTTTGCCTTGAATCAAGACAGATCGAGTAGCTAGTACGTGCGAGAACATTGTTTGATTTGCGGTTGTTAGATCCTCAAACCCAATGGTCGAAGTCTGAGCTCCTTGAGTTGTATTGCTCTTTGTGACCGTGACGTTTGGAATTGAAGCTAACGCTGTTTGCCAAGCTACGTCAACAGCGCTACTGGTATTAGTAACTGCTCCGGTCCAGACAATCTTACCGCCTGTGTTAAAAAATCTACCAACAGAACCGGCGTCTGCCCATGACAAAGTCACAGTGTGTGCGATTGTCCCTATCCATGCGGCGGTGCGAGCAGCTGATGCATTCGGTGGTGTGATCGTCTCGAAGCACGACGTGTTAATGGTTGGTGACAGTAGCGCTTGATTCAACAGCGTTTGTAGCTTACTATACTCACTCAATACTGTAGCCAAGCCACAGCGAGCATCCGAACAGAGGCGGAAGTTGTTAAATGCTACAGCATTGATTGTAGCAGTTGGAACAGATTTTGCATATGCAAGTTGCTTCACTCGATTAATCAGAGTCTGCCACTGAGCGTCGGTAATTCTGTACACAGTAGCCGGTGTCGGAGACGGTAGGATTTCAGTCTGACCAACTGCGATTGAGTCAGCGTTTACAAGCGCAACCAGTTCGTCGTACTCACACACACCAGCAACTGCGATGCATACTGTGTTGATCCAGGCTGCGCCATCATAATAGTATAAACCACCAGTGATGGGGTTGTACCAGAGAGTATTGCTGTTGGCGGGGGCTGTGGGTCCTACGTATACGCCGGATCCGATTGTGTGCCATAGATTGTCTACACCATAGAATTTGGGTGTACCTGGAGTAGTTCCTGTATCCAACCAAATTTGTCCAGCAATTGGATGGATGGGTGGAGAATTGCGAGCAAAGTGCTCTAGCATTTGTAAGAAGTTTGTCCAAACAGCTTCTTGGTATACAGGAGATCTGTAACCTAAAAGTGTCAGTGATGTGCTCATATCTATACCAAGGGGTTGGATGGATATGGGGGTTTTTGTTGGGTCGCTGTGTTCGACTGAATAGGTTCCTGGCATGATGGATGGCAGTTTCTCTGGTTGTAGTATTGTTTATTTAGTGCGATGAGTGATACGTCACGTTGCTAGTGCTATTTTTGCAAGTAATTTTAACTCATCACTGGTAACTCCTAGCTTAGCGCACAGTGCGGCTTCTTTCTCAGCTTGCTCTGTAGATAGTTTGAGTTGTTCTTTATCATATACTTTTTGTAGCTTTGCCTGCTCTTTTTGTAGTTTGGTATAGGTTGTCTTGTCAACTACACCAACCCTTGGAAATTTACCAGGAAAGTAAGTGATCATGTCGGGGGAAGCAATTTGTTGTTGCAGGGTAATATATTCAGCTTCTGAGATCTCTGTGGGCTTGTACCCCAAAAATACACTACCATCTGTAGTTCGCATTACACCAATCCACTCACCATTGTCATCTTGATTGTAACACGCAAGTGTTAGACCTGTTCCAAATGAGTCATTGAGTTCACCTAGTGTGTAATATTTTGTTATCATAGATATGCTCCTCCGCGTGTTACTTTAACTTTCATTGCCATATTGCCGTGAATTACAGCGTATCCGTTCCAACTATGGGCTTGATATAGAATGCCCCACCATTGAGCGTATACTGTCACCGTTCCACCAGGTGGGATAACTTTGAAAAATCTCGCTCCTGATACAGTAGATTCTGTGTAGACGTCGAAGCCGCCAGCACTTCGCGTATTGAGGCCCGAAGAGTACACATCCTGTCTCATCGTGCCTTGTAGATTTGGGTCACCATTACCACTGTATCCAGCAGGCATTGTTATATTTAAATTCTCACCGATTGTATAAACCAAACCAAATGCGGCGTTGGGTAATCCATAATACAAATTGCCGTGTCCAGTGAGGTCTGCTTCAAATAGTACCGATTGATTTGTCGGATTTGTATATGAATAACTTAGATACGCGGGTGGATTGCTGCCAGAGGGAATTGTAACTCCTCCAGCTTCAGTTGCAAAGTCCCTACCTCGGAAGATTGCTACACCATCACCATTCCCTGTGTCGTATTGATACCATTGGGCACCGACAGCCAGACAAATCCCAGCACCAATCAGTGTGCTGGGGTTGCTAACCCAAACTGCTGGATAGGGTTGCTCAATCGGCCAGACTAATTGCCATGTACCAGCTGTGTCGCAGATGTATAACTTATTGACTGCAGTATTGTGCCAGAGCAAACCAATTTCATTTGCTGGCTGGTTAGGGCTAACGATTACTTCCTCAGGAATTGGCCAGACTAATTGCCAGATGTTATTCACATCACAGATTCTGAGTTGATTAGCAGCGGTATTGTGCCAGAGTAGACCAGTTTCATTTGCTGGTTGATTAGGGCTAACGATTACTTCCTCAGGAATTGGCCAGACTAATTGCCATGCGTTATTGGTGTCACAAATATACAACTTATTGGTTGCGGTATTGTGCCAGAGTAGACCAGTTTCGTACGCTGGTTGAACTGGGCTAACAATAACCTCTTCGGGGGTGGGCCAGACTAATTGCCATGTGCCAGCTGTGTCGCAGATGTATAACTTATTGACCGCGGTATTGTGCCACAATAACCCAATTTCCGTAGGTGGTTGACTTGGGCTAACAATCACTTCCTCAGGAATCGGCCAGACTAATTGCCAGACTCCAACAGAGTCGTACAATTTCAACTCCTGGGCTCCAGTATCATACCACATCTGCCCCGGGGTTGGGTTGACAGGGGGATAATCACTCGCGAAGTGCTCCATTGTATGGAGCATATTCTCCCAAATCAATTCACCGTACACTGGAGATCGATACCCAACCATCTTGAGTGATGTTGAGTGGTCGAAACTCAGTGGGGGAATTATAATCTGTGGTTTTGTATTGTCGCTATGGTCGACTACGTAGGTTCCTGGCATTTTATTAATTCACAACCAAATTAGTGAGATATTTATGCAGATCAGGCAGTCCGCCAATGGGGGTGCCATCAGGGCACACTATTTGCGGGAAGCTTCGAGCGCTTGGAAACTTCTCACTAAAGTCGTCACGCGTGAAGTCAACATCCAACATCTTGGTTATAAATTGTTTATCCTTGTTTGTCAGTAGCGCTTTAGCTTGATCGCACTGTGGACAGCCGGGTTTGGAATATACAGTAAATTCTGGAATTCCAACATATCGATCTGCTGAACCAAACATTGGAGCATCATCACCGCTGTATTGGCCCCAGACGTCATCCCAATCACCCTCTGTAGCACCTTTGGAATACTCAAATACTTTTTGTTCGAAAAAGTTTCCGTGAGTTACGCTATCAATCATCTGCTCTACCCATGGTAGCGGATTCTTTTTAATTTTGAATATCCCCTTTAATCCAAGGGCGATCAATCGGCGATCTGCAATGTACCTAATATACAACTTCACATCAGCTGCCGTAAGGTCTTTCATTTCACCCATCTCAAACGCGAGATCGATAAACTTATCCTCCAAATCAACCATGCGCTCTGCAATTGTATAGAGTTGACTCTTCAGGCTATCTTTCCAGATGTGTCGATTTTCCTCAATAAACACACGGAACAACTTAATCATCGAATCGGCGTGGACCTTTTCATCCAAGATCGACCAAGAGATATTCGAGCCCATGCCGACCATCGTTCCGTGACGGGGGAAGTTCAATAACATGATGAATGATGAAAATAATTGCATACCTTCAGTGAATGCTGAGAATACTGCTAGCTGTTGAGCAATGGACTCGGTGTCAGTTCCGATAAAATTCTCAACATATTCGTATTTTTCACGCATCGCATCATATTCTAAGAACTGATTGTAGATTGTGTCAGGCATTCCTAGCGTTTCCACTAGGTTAGAGTATGCTGCAATATGAGTAGCTTCACGAGCCGCAAAACTTAACAACATCATCCGAACTTCTGGTTGGGGAAATACCGGTAGATAATTCATCACATATGCATTTGCTACACTGATGTCACCTTGAGTGAAAAATCTGAAGATGTGGGTCAAGAAGTTTTGTTCAGACTGTGTTAATTTGGTGTTCCAATCTTTAACATCCTCCAGGAGAGGGGCCTCCCAGTGACCCCAATGCATGCGTTCGTGATCCATCCACGTTTCGTAGCACCACTGGTAGTTAAATGGCTTGTACGATGGACGTGGGTCTGTTAATTTTAATTTCTTTTTGGACATAGTAGTTTATTGGCAGGCGATACACTCTGTAGAATCAACAGCTTCTGTGGTAGGAGACTGTTCGTCGATTTTAACTCGTTTGATTGTTTTGGAGATTTTTTCAGTAGATTTAAGTTTCTCACTTCTAAGGTAATATAGCGTCTTCAATTCTTGTTTCCAAGCATTGAAGTGAATGTCGTGCAATACCTTAGTAGTCACGTTAGGTTTGGTGAACACATTAACACTCTGCGCTTGGTCGATGTGGGGTTGACGATCAGCAGCGAGATCAATGATATGTTGTTGGTCAATTTCCATTGCTGTCTTGAACACGTCTTTTGTATGTGCGTCAAATAAATCAGAGTGTTGGATTGACCCATCGTGTGCATTGATGTCCGACCAAATATCATCACGGTCCAACTTTTTATCTGCAGCACACAGAGCAATAATCAATTTATCAAGGTATGGGTTGCGATGGAAGTTGAATCCAGAGAGTGTGTCCTGACGATAGCAGTTGGCTCTGAACGGTTCGGCGCTTGGTGAAGTGTTTCCTAGAATCAAACTAGACGACGCATTTGGCGCAAGTGCGCATCTGTGAGAGAATCTAAGTGGTTTGGTCATGTCCCCACCACCTTCGATATAGTCGAGGTTTGCTCCACGCTCTACCCCAAGTCTCTCTGAGGATTCGAGTGATTGATCGTCTAGCTGTTTGAATATTTGGATATTCATTGCTCGCGATTCGGGTGATCCAAACGCAACATTATTTTTTTGGAAATATGCGTGCAGACCAAGCAAACCCAAACCAACTGATCTCTCTCGTTGAGCTGAGAAGCGAGCTCGAGCAATCGAATCTGGCGCATTATCTATAAAATATTGCAGCACATTATCCAACATTTCCATAACATCAGATATAAACAAGTTGTCGTTCTTCCACTCATCGTAGTACTCCGCATTTGCAGATGATAGTACGCAGATTGCAGTCCGGTTTTCATCAACAGGTAGTGTTATCTCAGAGCACAGATTCGACTGTCGGATTTTCAATCCTAATTTTTTTTGCCAGTGGGGGAGCTTCTTATTTGCGGTGTCGATGAACAGAAAATATGGTTCGCCGGTTTCTTTGCGGAGTTTGAGCAGTTGAGACCAGAGAGCTTTGGCAGATACCACCTTAGTAACTTCTTTGCTGAATGGATCAATCAGTGGCCAATCATCATTAGCATTACTGTCCTTCATACATCGTTCGATGATGTGCATGAAAGCATCTGGGATATTGACTGCGTGATTCAAATTTGTGCAACGTGTATTAGCATCGCCAGTAGGTTTTCTCATTTCTAAGAATGGGATAATCTCGGGGTGTGAGATATCCAAATACATGGCGAAACTACCTCTGCGCGTAGATCCTTGTTTGTAGGCCATACTCGCGCTGTCATACGTCTTCATATGGGCAAGTACGCCAGTAGATTTATCGTCGCTAGTACGAAGGCCAACACCTACGCCAACGCCTCCCCCAAGCATACTCAGAATACAGGTTTCTTTATAGGTGTCGACTAACCCATCAGACGAATCAGGCAAAAAACTAAGGTAGCAGTTGTGTACTACTGCCTTACACTCACCAATGGTGAAAGTATGCGTGTCAGCAACCTGAATGTCGTGTACAAGAGTTGGAGTTGGAGCTGAGAGTTTTTTGATTTGAAATTTCATTTGATAAATAATCGGATAACTACATTAGATAATAACACATATGGACATCCAAGCAATCTTACTCACACATCCACACAACATACATTACTTATTACGATATATTAAGTTCATTGGTGTTTGTGGGCAATATAACAATATACATGGGGTGAGAGGGTATACAGAGCGACACCACATCTGCCCAAAATCTAAAACAATGTTTCCTCAATATAAAGACCTTACCCAATATCCATGGAATGGGGTGGTGTTAACTGCAAGACAACATTTAATAGCTCATATTATGCTGTGGAAAGCATATCCATCAAACATTGGGTGCATGTTGGGTGTGTTTCGTTCGTCAAAAAATAACACGAAGCAATTGAGAGGCGAGCGTTTGGTCATCAACACCAAATTATGGGCGAGTGTTAGAGAAGACCTGTCAAAGGCAATGCGTGGTAAGTTTTCTCGGGGATACAATCCTGATGGTAGTCCAAATATATCCGAAAAAACTAGACAAATATTATCAGCTCAAAAATTAGCACTGTACGCAAATGAGGAAAATCGCCGGAAGCATGGAGTCGCATGTACCGGGGTAAAACGTACGACTGTGCAAGGGATCATCGAATATGCTAATAACAGAACACCCGAACACGCTGCAAAATTAAAAAGTTCAGTAGTAGCCAGCATTAACAAGCGTGTACAAGATCACTATAGTGGGGTAGCTACATTCTTCAAGACTAAAGTAGTGTATGTCACCCCTTTTGGGAACTTTACCCAATATGCGCTGTTGAGTAGGTATGGTACATACTGTAAGGCACCTGATAAACCATTCAATAACCACCACTTAAAGAAAAATCCGTGTTTAAATCAGGGAGTACATGGGGTAACCCCCCGATCCTTGGGATTTAGGTCTGTATATCTAGGTGATCCCGACTTTGAGTCAGTGTGTGTAAATTTGAATCGAGTTGTTCAGCCGCCACCCAACCACATTCTTCTGTGTGAAATAAATGATTTCCTGTCACGAGGAACGTTTCTGATCCAATAGTTACTTCATACATGTCGGTAGAGTATTGAGATTGTACTGCTTCCACAGCGTTGAATGTGTTGTCGTGGGATCTCACCAGCATGCCAGGTTCAATGTCCTTTATAGGCAGCATACCTTCTGAGGTTTCTACCAGTGTGTTAGATTCAAAGCAGCTCACAGCAAGACCTTTCTTGTTGCGGCCATGTGATAAGATTGGCGTTGAATAACTCAACCAGTGTTTACTAGCGTAATTGTATAACCGCTGAGCGTGTTTGGGATTGCTAGAAAACTGCTTGGATACTTTAGCGAACCGCTCTTGTGGACTGACCTCGTCAGAGGTCATATATGATTCTCTGAGCCTCTGTAGACCGAGTTGATCAAACAATGAATCGCGTGAGTAGTCTACGGTAATGCCTGCTATTACAGATGGGAGAGTGGTTGTCAAGGGTTCAGACTTTCAGGTTAAGGGATGGTGTGGAATCTAATAACAAATCAAATGCGTGAAGAGATTTCTTGTGTGTGATCGGATCACATGAAGTGGATCTATTTAGTACTCATGAGTGTGAACTATGCTCCAAAATTAACATGTTTACTACAATATAAATATACGGGAGCATTCACTCAGTAAACACGATACTAAATTCGCGTTTATCACATATCAACAACTCAGACTCTGACAAGGAAATCATGGAACAACAAACCCAATATCAACAACGCCCAGCTTTCAATTCTGAAGCAATGACGAATAAGCTATCAGCAATGTTTCGTAGTGCTACTCGAGCACTACCACACTCTTCCCCTAATTTGAGAAAGCTTCAGGTTAAATTTACATACTTTATTGACGACATTCAACGTGGGCCGGCATATGACCAGTCAAAGTTAAGTATGTTTGTACTACAATGGGTGAATGACTTGACGCGATCTCTCCAAGAAGCTCAAGGTACCAGTGGGGTAGACTCGTGTGTTCGCAGACTTATGGTACCTGAGTACGAGCACCGAAATTACTACATCTAACATCAATAAAAAGCCGCTTCAAGCGGCTTTTTATGTAATAACAAGATTTTTAATCGATTGCCTGAGAGCCTCAGCTTTTGCTCGGGCAGATGATTGTGCTGCTTGAGACTCTTCGTTGATGTCTCGCCTAATTGGGTACTCTATGTTTCCACACATATTTGAGATATCAGGATTCTGCTCAAAGGGGACACCTAAGTCCAGGCGGAACGCATCATAATCGAATGTGAATCTCAATATTGAGTTGTCGGTAGCTTCCATAGACAATTCATCCAACTCAAGCGTTGCTACTCTAGGGTTTATGAATGTGTATTTGTTGAACGTGCGGCCGAATCGATACACGTGATACAATTCAATAGATTTAATTAATTGTGGTGGGGTTCCACCACCTGGCAGTCCTAAGGGCCCCGAACTAACACTGTATAAGTTTGCTGGTGTTTCATTGGGGTTGGTAGGTTCGTCATACTCAGCTGCCCCAAAGTTATACAGATACTGCCCCGATTCCAACAATGAGCTTGTATCTGAATTAGATAGTGGACTCTGAAGCCTTAGTACATTAGCGTAAAAGTTCATCATCTGATTTTGAGAATCGTCCAGAAATGACATAGACATATTGTCATAAGTGGTTTTTTTCAATACACCAGTCCGCATTCCATAGAGGTTCACATCACCATATTCAAACTTCGGCTTTGGTCGAGTCATCGTCTGAGTCAGTAGCGAGAACTTATCCACCCCAACAATTGTATCATAAGGAGCATTGAATGTTATCATCGTAACAAACAAAAACTTATGTTTGGGGAAAAACTTATCAAGATCTCGGGCATATGCAGATACGTCCCTAGTAGCACCCGGCGCTACTTCAGGGGCACGTGCCCCCGAAACGAACGATCGTTGGGCTACTGTTGGTATTCTAGGGTCTGCCATTAGGGTGATAACTTACAAATGTGGTCTATTATTTAGCGCCTCCATCGCTCATCACGAACTTTGTGCTCGCGACCGACCATTGGATCATCATACTCATATTTTGGCTCAAGTGAATTATCATTCATTGTTCCAGTTCGAGCCCACGGTTCATGGTGAGGATATCGACTTGGCCAGAAGCAGTCAAGTGGATCAGCTTTCGGTGCTGTAGGGGCGGTTGGTCCATTCATATCAATGCGGGCGGCGGTTTCAGTGATATTCCCACCAGCTTTTTCAGTGATATTCCCACCAGCTGATTCTGTGATGTTTTTACCAATATTATCAAGCATACTACCGCCGGCGGTGTGCATTATATCACCCCCAGCTGTCATTTGAATATTCTTAACCGCATCGAGAAAAATGCTGCCCTCCGTCTTCAGATGAATGCTATCATATGCAAATAAGCGTACGGTAGCTTCACCTATTAAATTAATATCTGGTGCATTGACAGAGATCTTAGTTGTCGAGAATAATTCAACACACCCATCTTCGTCAAACTCCATCCAATTGTTGCCTTTGCATGTATTGATGTAGATGCGCTCATTTGTATCATCCAAGATAATCTGGTGGCCAGCCGTGGTACGGAATCGCATTCTACAGTTCTCGATTCGATCATCCATCGTAATAGAGTGAAACCCCGGAGTAGTCCATGTGTACACGGAACTGTCAGGAGAGTCAGCGTTGGTTCTATCCATCGTCTCAGCCATCCCTTGGACTACAAAAATTACGGTACCATCCTCTTGCTCGAATTCGACAATTTCGTCGTCTGTAACATTACACGGACTTGGGTCTAGATAATTATCGAAAATTGCAGTGGCTTGATAGTCAGCGCCGCGGGTGCGCCACTCAAAATTGTGATCTCTACGTTCGAACGCTTCTGTTTGATTATCGAAGATCGGTTGGATTGGTTCTTCTGTTCCACTCAATGGACCATATGGCGCACCAAGTGGGTGTGGAACATTACCTTCTTCATCCTCATAGAAAAATCTACCGTGAGGGAGGGTGTTTGTTGTGAATTGGTCGTAGATGCACCCAATCCAGATTCGTTGAGTTGGATTTCCATCGATGCACATTACGACGACTGTTGCACCAGGCTTCGGTATATTCCACATGCCGTAAGTGACAGGCCCATTAGTTAAGTTCTTCTCTAGTTCATAACTTGGTCCACGCTTCAAAATTGAGGTCGATGTTCCTGCCAATGGCGAACAATACGTGCAGAGCGGCAGATCTTCATATTCATCTTGAGCAAGATCAACTGGATCCCCCAGTTCGGGGCAATGGACGTACAATCGACCCATCTGTTGAGGATCATTGGTACTAACAACACGGCCGGTTGTTACACCATAAAACAGTGCGCCGCCCCTAGAGGCGTCGCTATTGACATATTGAGTTCGTTCGGTATTAAAAAATTCTGCCATATTACTTCTGTGTTTTTTGAGTTTTCTTGTACGGGATGTACTGTTTGTTGCCTAGGTATCTGAGAATGCTTTTTTTACCCTTTGGGTTGAAAGCAACGTGAATCCAAACACTCTTGTTGGGGGGTTGCTCAAAAATGACTTGACTGAAAGGCAACCCAGATGCTAATATCTTTTCCATAAATGCCTCAGCATCGGACGCTGCAAAGCCAGGACAAACGATGTCAGCGGCTAAGCCGGATACGTGATCAGACTTTGCAGCACCTTTCACCTTGGCGTTAACTGTAGGAGATCTGTATCCACTGTTAATTTGAATCGGGAACCCAACAAATTTCTGCAGCTGCTGGAGGTACCCAATTGTAGATACGATGTTATCCAAAATCTCCTGCGATGGTGGAAAGTTATCCTTCTGCCAGTTGGCAACCTGTCTAGTAGCTAACATTCGTCCGAGTGTAAAGTCCTCCGTAATCTTGGTCTCTGCTGATACACTATCTATTAAGAACTTTCCACTCAATGATGATGTGGGTACTACACCAGGAATAGCTTTGATCTCTGATGTCACAGTATCTTCACGAGCAGCCTCAAGCTCAACAGGGACATCCTTCTTGCTCTGAGGTTTACCAGCAGCTTCCCCAGCAGATGGCTGATCATCTCGTGTCGGAACTATCTCTCCCGTCATAGGGTACCCAATAATCTCCAGCTCGTGCCTAAATTTACCATCTGCAAATATTGACTTCACTTGGAGAATTTGCCAGACCCCTTCGTACCAAAAAGCATCATATGTAGGAATTTCTTCTCGACTTGCTCCCGTCTTGGTATAAGTCGAGGGCATCTTGACGTGTATTTTAATATACGGAAGTGCGGTGTGTAGTCCGATATCAATGGTCTCATCGATCACATTCCCCGGCTCCAGGTTAAATAATGAGATCCAAGCTGGATTTCCCCGAATTCCCAAAGTCGCGGCAGATTTTGCTACAGTGATAGATGTTGATTCGGAAAGTAAGTTTTTATACTGCGTTATCGCAACATCCATGTCTGAATTTCGCTGACGAACCGAATCCGACATTGCCCCCACCCCAACAAGAGTATTGTCAGGGATTTGCTTAGCTGGATCTTTTTCATTTGTCAGAAACCCCGACTCCTTTGCTCGCGCTGTTCCATCTCGAGTGAGTGATGGTGATCTATATGAGGTGCTAAGACTTTGATTCGTGGTCACAGTTTGAAACAAAGGGAATCCTTCATCTACTACCATATCAAAATCTGTGATGTCTATATTCTTTCCTGTAAAAATATAGTCAAAGTGTAATACATTACTCGTTTCTTGGAGGTTTTTATCTTCAGAGATCTGTTTGTGTTCACCCACAACATACGAAGGTGTAATCCTATACACAACATCGAGTGAGTCTTTCATCGTGTAAATGGTTGATACTATTCGATATGTAAACGATTTGCCTGGGATTTTCTCATTCGCTTGCTGTAGGTACTGCTTGCAGGATTCAAATACCAATCGAATTGCACCTTCGATTGCGATCTTTTGTCCTACAGATATTGCGTTTGTTTGCCCTGAGCCCTGAGATCGTGGGGATTTATCTTCTGTTATCGCCCAATCAGAAGCTTCAGCGATTGATGGGTCAAATTCAATTGTATATGTTGCTACTCGTTTGTTACCAACACTACCAAACATCGTCTTGCAATTCTTCAACGCATCTTGAGTGTATGCGTCCGCTATTGTATCAAGCGCATCACCAACGCTACCACTACCACGAATGTTGATTCCACCTGCTGATGTGGATATGTTTGGGTGCATTGCTCCACTGTTAATTATGGGAAGTAGCGATAGTGAGTAGACAGTACCCTGTTCATCAATTCGTGCGCGAGATTTCAGTATGTTAAAATATAGCGGTGCAACATTCCAAACTGTTTCTACAGTTCCTTCGTCGGTGTAACCGACGAAGACAGTCTTTATCACATTAGTGTTGTCCTGAGCAAGCCCACCGAGCGTGCGGTTGGCTTCACGAAAAATATTTGCAAACCGGATACCTGCAGGCTCTTCGACGACAATGTCGGCTTCTTGGACCGTGACATTTGAAGTCCCCATACTCATTTGATTTGATATAGGGTTGGCGGTAGTGATCATACTCGTTATACGAAGATCAGCATCTTGTGCTTCGTTTATCAATATAATGAAGTCGCCACCAGCAGGGGTGGCGGCTAAGCGGTTGCCAAATTCATCCTTCGGTGTGGGTTGTGATACTATTTGTTGGAGGAGTTCAACATCAGAGAATACCTCTTCAGCTCGACGGGTTGAATTTGCCATACCCCATATGTGGAAATACGAGTATGATCTGTACTTGTCAAGTGGGTTAGTGAAGCGAGCTTTGGTAGCTGCTGGAGCAGAGTCTAGTATACGCATATGTAGTCGACAGATCTTTCCTGTACCCGCAGTCGGGTGCTGTTAATTTATACGGGTAGGGTGAGGTAATACAATTACTTTACCTGGGAACAATTCTTCCACTGGATCAATAATATTGTTATATTGCAGCAACAGCCATAATAAATTATCTTTACCATATAACTTATAGGTGACTTGACTTGGTTTCAACGCTTCGACAGCTGACATTTTAATATACACGTCATCAGAGCGGAACGGGAGTATCTTCCGTGTCCAGAAGCCGACACCAACGGTGTTGGTGTCCACGACCCCCCCAAAACCATATCTCGTTTTATCTGTTACCATCCTAACATCCTACCTTGCTTGAATGCTGCAATGTCAAAACTCTCAACTTCCCTAGGTGAGTGTGTCTCTCTCAAGGTCATTGATATTGTCATTACAGCTGGAAACGGAATACCCTCAGATGTTGGTATGTAGTCGACGTCGTTTGGGTAATCATACGTCAGACTCTCAATCACAACTGGGATCTTATTTATATTTTGAGCGGATGTTGAATTTCCAGGGTCTGAATATCCATATAGGTACAGTACCATCGGAGGAGCACCCAACATACTCGATTCGGTTGTTGCTGCTTTAGAAGCGGCGATTCGGTTGGCTACAGCTTCTGTCTTTTGTGCTTGAGCTGCTTTTCGTGCAGCTTGGGCCGCAGAATCCGCAGCACTTTCTGTCGCTGTTTGGTCTGGTTGAATTGGACTCTCAATATTCCCATAGTACGCACCGGTTGCATCTGTGTATCCCGTCAATCCAGGGGTAGAATCTGTAGTAGTGGGCGCAAGTTGTTTAGTGATATTTGTGGGTTGAGATCGAGCGCTACGGGCTGACGTAGATAATTTAGCAGGTGGAGCGCCGGCTGCCCCCTTGTCCACTGTGGCATTTTGAGAATCGTTGGCTTGCGGTAGTTTATTTGCTGGAATTAGTGTAGGGTTCGCTACTTTCTCATTATTGGCAATTATTGGTACGGCCGAAGATGAGTTAGGGGTAGCATTTGAAGCTGTGGGTTGCGATGCAGCAGTTTTGTTGCGAGCGTCAGATACCGCCGACTCAGCAGCCCACTTTGCTGCTTGTTGTTTGCCGTACTCTATTGCTTGTTGCGTCTTTTCTGCTTGCGTCATTCCTGGTGTGATCGTAGGTTCGACTGCTGTTTGAATTGCTGGGGGTGTTGGTGTAGTAGCAACAGGTTCTGCTGTTTCAGTAGCACCACCATCGCCCCCCACAGTACCAAAATATGGTTTAAGCCAACTTCTAAGTTTGTTGAGATCCCTCAAATTTTCACTAGCTTCCTCAAATGTCCTAGAAAATAGATTGATATCAGTGATTGTATAGTTGCGAGTAGGGTTACCTTTGAAAAAAGTAAAACTCGTTGGCATGTGTGTGGGAGACATCTCTGTGTATGTTGCCAAATCGCCCGTACTGATTCGAGGTTGGGCTTTGAATACAAATTTATCACCAGGACTCAATGTGGGTACCAGGTACACTTTACCAAAGTCGGGGTCAGATACTGCTGCTGCCTGTGCAACATTGTTCACTGGTTCAGCAGCGCGGGATTGGTTTTCTGCTTGTCTAAAACTATCTCGTGGGGTAACCTCGGCGGCGTTTTGCTCTCTGATCTCCGAACGTCTAAAATCAGAGTTGTCAGCGGGTGATGTGGTATTATCATTCTCTGTGACTACACTCGATTGGTCAGAGTTTGAACCTGCTTGATTTTGGGCTGCCAATTCTGTCTGAGCTGCATTGGGAGCACTCTCAGCGCTTGCATTTTGAGCTGCTATCTCAGCCTGACGAAAGCTCACCTGCGGTTCAGCTACATCACTCGCCGCTGGTGCTGTTGAGGAAACAATATTCTGCTCAAATGCTGCAGTAGTTTGTTGCGTAAAATTTGAAAATTGGGAACTCGCTAAATTTGTAGCAGTTCCTAGCGATGATATCGATGATCCTAGTGTATTAACGAAGGAGGTTGTCAGTCCATTTACTATTGGTCCGACGGCGGTGGTCGCTAAACCTAGCGCAGCAGAGTTACCAATGATATCCGAGCGCAATCCCGTAAACACCGCTCCTGTAGCAGCGTTTTTAAATGCGGCGGTTCCTACATCAACGATAGACCCTACTGCAGGAGCTAAGCTACCCAAGCTTTCAGTCGCAACTGAACTCGCAATCTGAACTATTTGGTCATGAGATAGAGTGGGGAGACGAAGTGTATTAACCCCAGTTAATACCTTTGGGACGCTTAGTGATACAACTGACCGCTTGAATGGTGCACGGAGTTGATTCAGTCCATCGGTGTATATTTTTGATGCCATGGTTACGCGGTCACATTCTGTTGACTGTCGTATCGGCGCTTAAGCAGGTCGAATAATTTCTGAGCCTTAGGTTCACTGCTTGGGACAACTTGTTTAAATTGATTAAAATCACCTGCAACAACAGCGGCTCGGGCTTTGGAAGATGACAGTCCTTCAGTCCCATCAGAGTCTGGATCTCGTGCCAGGGCAACAACTTCAACAGGATCAGTCTGAGTGTCCGCAAATACGCGGGCAGCCATGCTCTTATACGCCGACAACCTATCAGATCCACACACAATCAATCCACAACGCCGGTTAGAGTCAGATACTTGAAGTAGTGCATCGAATGCATTCTTCACAATAACAATTTCAAGATCACCATATAGATCCTTAATCTGATCAAGCCGTTCTTTACCTGTCAGTAAGCGATCGGGAGCAAATCGACCAACATCAACAATGCACACCATCGGTGTGAGTTTTCGGGCGGCGCACTCTCGAATCAACCTATCAACCATCTGTTTGTGCCCTTTAGTTACGGGAGAGAATTTTCCTATCACGAGGCCGACACCTGTAGCAGAAGATTCCTTCAGTGTTGATGTATTCAGGTAGGATATAAACATAGATTGATAGAGCTCAGATGATACATTGTTGTGTATTTACTAGATTTAGTTGACCCCAGTCTTGTCCCTGCTGTATATAATAACCTGTACACCAAGGAATTATATACATTATGGCAACTAAGAAAATCAAGCAACCAAAACAACCCACACCACCATTAGAAGGCATCGATGACGACACAAGTATACTGGCTATCGAGCTGCTTGAAGAGGAGATGCTTTCTAGCGATTTGATCACAACTGGGTCAGTTGTTGGTGATACCGTTGCTATGCCAGCAGAAAAGGTTAAGCGTCCACAAGCATATGTTAACAACAAGGCGCTTCTAGAAGAATTTGACATCAGCATTAAACAAGATCAGATGACACCAAAGTTAGCAAAGATGGTAATGATGATATGTCAACGTTATGCGAGAAAAGTTAACTTTAGTAGCTACACATATAATGAAGATATGCAGGGGTTTGCTATGATGAATCTCGTAAAATCGTGGCGCAGTTTTAATCCTGAGAAATCTCAGAACCCTTTTGCTTATTTTACAACTTGTGTAACCAATTCTTTCTTGCAATATTTAAACCACGAACGCAAGCATAGAAACATTCGTGACGCACTGTTGGTTGACAACGGTTTGGATCCATCATATACTTTCACTGAAGCATATAATACCTCAGAGTCTCAATCTGAGGTTGTTTCCCAACAACCTGAACCACCAACACTCAACGATGTCGTCGTCAAAAAACCCAAAAAAACAAAAACAATTAAATAAAATGCTTCTATTTACCGACTACCATGTCGGTAAATCTCGTGATTTATTCTACACAACCAACACTCTTGAATATATGGAGTGGTTGGTTTCCCTCGTTGAGGGAGATCCGACAATCGACAGCATTGGATTCTTAGGAGATTGGCACGAATCTCGAAGTCACATACACGTCGATACTCTAAACCTTTCATATAAATTGGCAACAAGACTCAACAATCTTGGGCTCCCAATCTACTTTGTCGTAGGTAATCACGATTTATTCAACAAACACTCACGAGATATCCACAGTTGTGTATTTTTCAATAAGTTTGAAAATTTCACGATAATTGATCAACCTACCATATTCCCAGAATTTGATAAGAGTGCTTTGTTTTCACCGTATCTCTTTCACAATGAGTATG